CGACGCCTTGCCAGGTTCCTTCGGCTTCGACCCGCCGCCGCTGCCATCCATGCCGGCCATGAGGGCCTGCGTCTGCATGAGCTGCGCGATCTGCTCCTTGTGCTTCGCGAGGTGCGCCTCGAACGCCATCTTGCGCATGATCGGAAGCTGCTCGAACGCGTCCGACTTCTTGAACGGGAGGTGCTCCTCGAGGTGCGCCTGCGGATCGTCGTCGTCGTTCACGTCCGGGTAGGGAGCCTCGCGCCCGGTGGTCTGGTCGGTCTGCGGGCGCAGGAACATTTGGTTCTCGATCATCGCGCGCCGGCGGTCCTGGTCCTCCTCGCGGAAGTAGTTGGCCACGTCGCTGTTGTCGAACATCGCCTTGTAGACGAGGCGACGGTCGCGCGGCGAGACCGCCGGGTTGAGAGCGCCGACCTGCATGAGGTCCATGATTCGGCTCTGCTGCTCGGCCTTGCTCTTCGGCATCATGGATCCGGGCGCGACACGCACGCGCGTGTTGCCTTTGATGTCGCTGCCCTTCTTCACGATCACGTCGGCGCCCGAGAACTCGCCGTAGATCGTGAGCATCTGCGGCGTGTCCACGTAGGTGTCGGTGAGCAGGAGCAGGTCTTGCGACACCTGCTTCCACGAGTCCTCGAGCTCCTCGACCGGAATGCCCATCACGGACATGTCCTTCTCCTGCAGCGCCTGGATCGCGATGCCGCTCCGAACCCCCGTGGGCACCTGCGACTGCGACACCTCGCTCTGCGCGCTGATCGTCTGCATGTCGTAGAGCGAGGACTGCTGCGCCTCCACGTGCATCTGCGAGAGCGCCGGCGGGTTCACCATCTCGGGCTTGCCGCCGTTGATCGAGTACTCCCAAATGTCGCCGTAGTTGTTGCGCGTGTTCGTGAGCTCCGCCGTCTTGGGAGCGATCCACTGCGGCACCGCGAGGATGTCGCGCATCTGCATGGCCTGCTGGCGAGTCTTGTTGTACTCGCGCTGCGGAGCGAGCAGGTGCTCGACGAGGCCCATCGCCCAGAAGCGGCCGGGCACCGGGCAGTAGCGGAAGTGCCGGATCGGGAACACGATCTCGCTGTCCCGGCTCGCCATCGTTTCGTGGTGCGGGTGCGGGATGTTCTCGAGGACGAGGCTCTTCGTCGTGACGATCTTGCGTCCCTTGGGCATGCGCGAAGACGGGCGGCACCACATCGTGCGCACGCGAATGATCTCGCTGTAGTCGTCGCCGCGGCCAGGCATCGAGAAGCCGTGCCGACCCACGAGCGTCGCGATGCGCCGGCGATACTGAGCCTCCGGGGTGGCGTCGAGTTCGTCGGGCGTGACGACCTTCGCTTGGTCTGGGTAGTTGTCCCACAGCCATTCGAGCGATCGGTCGTGCTCGATGACGATCCACGGCATCTTGTCGAGCTCGGTGTAGCCCGGCGGCACGAACACCTGGAACGGGCCGAGCACGCCTTGCTCGATGTCGCCGGGCGCCTTCTCCTCGAACGCGCCGCTCTTGTCGAGCCACGCCTTGTCCTCGGGGCGAAGCTGCGTCGGATGGACCGGCTCCGCGTTGAAGGGGTTCTTGTAGATGCGCTGCTTCTTGCCGGCCTTCGGGTTGAAGTCGGTCTCGATGAACGCGTTTCCGCAGGTCGCGAGCCACATGCCGAGCTCGCGCTTCTCCTTGCGGAAGTTGAACTTCTCGTCGTAGTGCTTGAGGAAGTGGTCGCCGACCTTGGCCCCGATCTGGTCCTCGATGTCGTTCGTCTTGGGGAGCACGTCGATCTGCGGCTTCGCGGCGCTGATGCGCGCCACCGTCGCCATGACGATGCGGAAAATGTGGTTCGCGACGAACGGCGACTCCGCCATCGCCCAGTTCGGATCGAGCAAGCCCTCCATCTCGCCGGCTTCGACGCGCTGCAGGCCGAGGAACGAGGCGATGTTCGTGAACCACACGCGCTCGAGCGTCAGGTGAACCGGGTCACGGCCGCCGAGGTTCTGGCCGCCACGCCCGCGCATGAGGTCGAAGGCTTCTTGATCGGTCAGGTCGTGGATGACGCGATCCCTCGGCAGCATCGTGTAGTTGCCGTCCGGGGAGACCCGACTGATCTTGGTGGCCATGGCTACGTGCTAGGTCCTTGCTCGGCGAGTGCGTGCGCGAACCGCGACCGGATGTAGTTGATCGCTTCCGTGCGATCGCATCCGAGGTTGCGCATCATCGACCTCGATCTCCATGTTCACCATGCTCTGGCGATCTTGCAAGAAGGGCATGAGCCCGTTGCTCCGCACGAACTCCATGAGCTCCTTGCTGTTGAGCTGCGAGTAGAGCTTCTCGTGCATCTTCACGATGGCGCCGAGCGTGAACTCGTCCTGCGCCTCCATCGCCTTGCGCTGCGCTTCCGCCTGGCGCGTGAACTCGCCTACTGCGCACTGCGCTGTGGCGTTGCTGGCGCGGATGGCGCTAGCGAGACAGGCGACCAAAGCGAGGGCCGAAACGGAAGTGACCACGAGCGCGATCTCGAGCATCTTGCTGCCTCTTGCGTTGCGCCTTGATGAGCTCCCACGTGCGTTGGTCGTCGGGAGACAGGCGCGAGTTTGCGGTGCTCTGCGGGCCTGCGCCGAGCGTGCCGTTCATGATTTCGCTGCGACCGATGAGCGCCAGGCCCAGCGCCATCACGCGGTCATCCTTGTTCCTGCCCCTGCCCCTCGGGGTTCCTGACTCGTCGTACTCCATCGTTCGGATCTCCTTGACCAGGTTCGCATCCTTGGTGAAGAGCTGGCCGTAGTTGATGAGCGACTGGATCTGCGCGATCAGGAGCACCCGGGTGTGCATCGTCGTCCGGAACCCCCACTCGGTGCCGAGCGGGTCCAGGTCGACGCGGTTGACGAGCTTGCTTCGGTAGAGCGGCTGGTAGCCGATCATCTTGGAGAGCGCCTCGACGACGGCGAGGCCAGGCCCGTTCACCTCCGGGACAAGGAGGGCGTCGTTGTAGTAGCGACCGAGCGCGGCGCACACGATGCCGTACTCGGTCACGTCGATGTTGCCGTGCCACGTGGCCACATGGAGCCCGCTCTCGAGCTCGAGCACGACGGCGCACGAGAAGTCCGGGCGCTCGAGGCCAAGCATCGGCTTGCCACGCGCGATGCTGTTGCGGTCGCGCACGCGGTTCTCGGCAACGTCGATGCCGATCACGTACTTCGCACCCTCCCGCGGCTCCTCCCACACCGAGAGCTTGCCGCTCTGGCTAGGCGTTAGGTGGAAGCCGACGGATTCGTGCATCGCTCAAACGCCGTGAGGCCTAGCTGCGAGGCTGGGAGACGGAGGCGCGGAGTTTGGCGAGCTCGCGCTTGCGGAGGATGTTCTGCACCTTCTCGAGCGACTGCGCGGCGGCGAGGGCGCGGTTGCGGAGGTCGCTGTCCTCGCTCGCATCGCTGCCGATGGCGCAGAGGAAGCCGATGGTCTGGGAGACGGCTGCTGCCGGGTTGAGCGTGCCGGCTTGGGGTTGATCGTTCATTGGTCTGCTTTCGTGAGGAAGATGTCGCCTTGCCACTGCGGCGCGGCGATGTGGTCGTGCAAGTTTCGCACAGCCTTCGGGTTGAACACAGGAGAACCCGTGGTCAAGAACGCTTCTTCGGCGCACGCGGGGAACTCCTGCTGGAACTGCGCGTAGCTACCTGAGAGCTCGTTGCGGATCTTGTATTCGCGCCACGCCATCTGCTCTGGCGTGAGGGCGAAGCGCTTCATGTAGTCCTCGTCCTCCCCCGAGAGGCTGCGCATGAACTTTCGCATGTGGTCGTCGCTGGCGAAGGGCAGCACGTACTCGGGATCCCAGAACCACGGCGCGAAGAACGCGATGAAGTCGGAGTCGCCGGCCTCCGCGGCGTTCCATGAGTCGTAGAAGAGCCCCATCGCGCCGCGCGCCGTGGACTCCCAGATGATCGAGGTGAACGGGCGCGTCGGCACCGACTGGTGCACGGAGACCGTCACGCTTTCGGGGTCGGGCCACATCGGCACCTCGCTGCAGTGCAGGTGGTGGATCGTGATGCCACGCCCAGCGCTCGCGTTGCCGGCAGTGCGTGTGAAGAACACAGAGCTGTGCGGGGCATCGAACTCGACGGCCGCGCGGCGCTCGCGCTTGCTGGTCCGCGGGAAGTACTGGCGGTCCCGGATGGTCTTGGTCTTCTGGAACAGCTCCTCCGTACTCGTCTCGTCGTAGCTGATCGTCATCGCCGTGCGGAACGCATTCGTGTCGCACTGCTCGAACATCCACGCCTGCAGGAACGTGCTGAACCCAAGCTGCCGCGCCTTCAAGATGATCGCGCGGATCGGCACGACGCGCTTCGCGCTCTCTTCGATCACGGCAGCGTAGAACTTGCGCTGCGCGTAGTTGGGCTTGAGGAGCTGCATGCCGCGCTCCTTTGTGGCGATCCAGTGCGTCTTGCTGATGCGCTCGAGCTCGTCGGGCCACAGCGTGCGGATCAGCTTGCGCCCAACTGCGGTGCGCTCCTTGTCGTCGCGGATCGCGCCAGTGACTCGCTTGATGTCCTCGAGGATCTCGACCTCCGCCTTGTCGTAGTGGAGCTCGAGCTCTTCCCGCGGGAGGATCACTGCTCGACTGCGGTCGCCTTGCTGCGGCTCAGCACATCGAGCACGTCGAACTGCGGCATCTCGCAGTTGAGGTCGCGCGCGAGATCGGTCGTGAAGCGGAAGAACACGCCGGCCTCGGGCACCACGGTGAGCATGGTCTTGTTGGGGTCGTCGAAGAGCACCGGCTGCGCGGACCCGGGGTTGAACATCACCCAGTCGCCGACGTTGATGCTCTCCACCTTGGGGCCCACTGCGGCGGCGTAGCCGTAGTGAAACGGCTTCTTCGCGGAGTCGGGCAGCACGAGGCCCGCGGGGGTCTTGGTCGCTTGCAGCGGGCGCAGGACGACGACGTGATCGTGGACGGCCGCGAACGGCTTGGAGTCGGAGAGCGTGTCAGCCATTGGTCGTGGGGGTTGTGGTCACCTCGATGCGCCGCACCGCCTGCAGCGCCTCGAGCTTCTTGAGCAGCGTCTCGGCGTCCGCCTTGCCTGCGGTGTCGAGGTGCACCGAGTCCTTGTTGAGCGCCGTGTAGAGCGTGGTCATCTTCGAGACCGCTTGCAGCTTCACGTTCGGGTCCTCGTGGCCAAGCAGGTCGTCGAGCACCGTGATGCCCTTCTGCATGAGCGTCTGCACTCGCTGTTTGCAGGTGTCCTGCAAGAGCTGGCGATACTCGGGCGAGGCCAGCATCTCGTGCACGACCTCGGGTGCAAGGCCAGTCGCATTCGGCCAGGCCCTCGACGTTGAGCGGGACCTTCGGGTCGCTGGCCGCAACCACGATCCCTCGCACCGCCATCAGCATGCGACGGTCGGTGTTCCGAACGAAGTCGGCGCGAAGCGAATGCGTTGGTTGGTCCATGTAAATGCCCGGCGAACCCAAGAACGCGAAGGCCCGCCGGGCCGAGGGGTCTGACGCGCGCACTATGGCGCTGCGCGGTCAAAAGCGCAACACTGTTGGCATGGAACTGCCCGACGTGTTTCCATCGGTAGCGCCCAGGTTTCGCCGCAAAAAGGGCACGGCACCGCCGAGAAACGCGATCGAGATCCCGAAGGGCCTCGTGTTCTTGTGCGACACGAACGAGTACGCCGGGGATCACCTCGGCTACGACCTGCACCCTCGGGTCGAAAAAAAGTTGCTCGTCGGCGACTACAGCGTGCAGGGCCCGGACGGACTATCGCTTGAGGAGGAGGTCGTCGTCGAGCGCAAGAGCTTGGTGAACATCCTTGGGGATTGCGTTGGGGATAACCGCGACCGGTTCGAGCGCTGCCTTGAACGCCTCGCCAAGATCCGATACAGCGCGGTCGTGATCGAGGCCGACTGGAGGAAGCTCCGCGGCGGCTTCGAGCACACTCGTGTCGATGCGAACGCCGTCCGAGGAAGTCTGATCGCCTGGTCTGTGCGGTACGGCGTAGCTATCTGGCTGGCGGGAGATCGCGCGGAGGGCCAAGAGCTCACCAAGCGCATCCTGCTTCGCGCGCACGTGGAACGAGCCCGGAGAACGCAAGATGGTCAAGCTGTCTCGTGAGGATGTCCTCGCGGGGGTGGATGTGCTCCGCACCCTGGGCATGCTCGGTGTTCAGATCTCGAAGGCCAGCACGACGTGGGCGGACTGCAGGTGTCCCTTCCACCAAGACCAGAACCCTTCCTTCCGCGTCGCGATCGAAGCGAACGGCGAGCACGAGAAGGGATTCTGGATGTGCATGGCCGAGAACAAGCACGGTTCGCTGTTCGACCTGGTGATCGAACTCGGCCGTGCCAAGGACTTCTCGGAAGCGTGCGCCTTCCTTGGCGCGCCGATCCCAGAACGCCGACAACGGGGTGTCCCTAAGCAGGCCCCTAAACTCGAGGAACCCCGCGAGCCGAAGGCTGCGGTGGTCAGCGAGGACGACGTGCAGCGCAGCATTGCCAACCTGCGCGACGAGGTGGAGGCGCGTCGTTACCTCGTGGAGGAGCGCGGCCTCGACCAGGCCACGATCGAGAAGTGCCGCATCGGTTTCGTCCGTGAGAAGGGCGTTGGCGCCATCGTGATCCCCAAGCCCGCGGTGGGCGAGGCGCAGCACTGGAAGGTATTGCCCTTCCCGCGCCCCGAGCGGCAGAGCGGCAAGCTGCGCTTCTGGCACACGAAGGGCGCGGACACTTCGATCCTTTTCCCGCACAGCACGTTCTCGGAAGGAGAGCACGTGCTCGTGGTGGAGAGCGAGCTCGACGCTGCGCTGGCGTTGTCCTTCGGGGTATCAGCCGTTGGCAACGGTGGCACATCGCACTTCACGGTCGAGGCGTTGCGGCCGATCTGGGAGTGCAAGGCGATCCCGATCCTCTTCCCCGACGACGACGACGCCGGGCGCAAGGCGCTCGAGAAGTGCCTTGAGCAGATCACCGACGCCTGCCTGCCCTTCGGGGTTGTGAACACGCCGCTGCCGAAGAACTGCAAGGACCTCGGCGACATCGTGAAGGAGTGCGGGCGCATGGCCGTGAAGGACTGGCTCGGCCGAGCGCTGCCGGCGGTCGAGGTCCGCATGCCCCGCGCGGGAGCGAAGGACGTGTGGGATCGCCTGCACATGAAGGAGAGCGAGAAGGGCGGCCAGGTCGTGTGGAAGATCCTGACCAACCTCGACATCATCCTCGCCTGGGACCCGAGGTGGCGTGACCGGCTTTGGCTGAACGACCTCGGCCACGCGATGATGCTGGATGGCGAGCCGATCACGGACACGACGATCAGCAACATCCGGGTGGCGATCCAGTTCGACTACGAACACGACTGGGGCAGCGAGAACGTGTTCGACCGCGTGAAGGCCGCGTGCTCGGCGCGCCGCGTGAACCCGGTCGCGACCTACCTGCGCTCGCTCACCTGGGATGGCGAGGAGAGGCTCGATCACCTTGGCGACTACTTCGCCATGCCATCGAACCAGGACCTCGACTTGAAGCGCACCTACCTGCGCAAGTTCATGATCGGCGCCGTCGCGCGCGTCATGCAGCCAGGCTGCAAGATGGACACGATGCTGGTGCTCTACAGCAAGCGGCAAGGCGTGGGCAAGTCGCGCTTCGCTGCAGCGCTCGCGGGGTCGTGGTTCTGCGACGAGTCGCTGCGCCCGGACGACAAGGACTGCAAGCTGACCCTGCACAAGAGTTGGATCGTGGAGGTGAGCGAGCTCGACGCGACTACGAGGCGCCGCGACGTGGCCGAGCTGCGGGCGTTCATCAGCCGCACGGAGGACACGATCAGGGCGCCCTACGGGAGGTTGAACGAGACGTTCCAGCGGCACTTCGTGTTCCTCGGCACGACGAACGACATGGGCGTCGTGAAGGAGGACGACGGCCGGCGCTACTGGCCGATCGAGGTGAACGAGATCGACGTGCCCGCGATCGAGGCCGTGCGCGACCAGCTCTGGGCGGAGGCCGTGGACGCCTACAAGAAGGGCGAGCGGTGGTGGCTGGATGTGGGCAAGGAGGCGCAACGCCGCGCCGACACCGAGGTCCGTTTCACCGACCCCGACCTGGCTGTCGACGCCATCTCGGCTTTCGTGGCGGCCCGCCAGGACGTCCAGGAGGCCGGTGTAGGCATCGAGGACATCTCGGCCCACCTACGGGAGGTTGGGCTCGGCGTGAGCCGTAAGGAGCTTCCAGGCCTGCTACGCAAGGCCGGGCTCGAGGTGCGCAACGTGCGCTTTCCGCGCGACGCGGAGTGGACTCGGCAAAAAGTGCTGAAGCGCTGGATGTGGGCGGAAGCCGGCGGGGCCCAGGTTCCGTAGCAGCACCGAGATGGTGCTACGGTGCCGCA